CTCGTATTGAATGGGCAAATAGACATGTTACCTGGGATGAAATGGATTTTTGTTCACACAAATTTAGTCCATATATTCATCAAGATCCAGTTAAAGTTCAGGCTGTATTAACTCTTAGAAAGAAGAGGTCTTATGGTCATGATCCAATTTGCGAGATGCAAAGATTGGGTGGACTTTTACATGTTTTAAGCGATGAGTTTACTTACAATCTAATTCTCACTCGCATGGTTGATTTGGCTGATAAGCATGATTTGTATGACCTTTATGATCAACAATACATTACTTATGATGAATTGTATGCAAATTATAACATGCCTATTCAGTTGTTTTGAATTCTTCAAGACCTTAGCATGTCGTTAAACTGCTGGGTTTATTTGAATACCATTTTTATGGCGCGCGTTCTTTTAAAAATGTCGACCCGTCGTGTCGTTCAAGTTAAAAGGGCTAAAAAGAATAAGCCTAAAATTAAAGCTAATTCTACCCAAAATAAACCTAATCAACGTCAAAGACGTTTTCAGAAACAACAAAATCAACAACCTCAGAAAACTACGTCTCGTCGTAAGAAACGTGGAAATAGAGGTCAACAAACTAATAACACAAGTTACGGTGGACCATTTAATATGGCGAAAGGAACTTCTCGTGATTATCGATGTGTTGTTGCAGAGGAAACTATTGGCCTTCAAGCTAGTAATGACTCTGCTAATTTTGGTGTTCTTAATACTTATAACATCAATCCTGGAAATGTTACAACATTTCCTCTTCTTTCTCAAGAAGCAGCTGTTTTTGAGACTTATAAATTTGAATACTTAGAGTTTTACTCAGTACCAAGTGTTTCTGGTTATGCTGCTGGTGGTCAAACAGGAAGTGTTTCGCTTTCCGTTGATTTTAATGCTGCTCATGCACAACCAGTGTCTTACACTGCTGCTGTAGATCTTGATCCTTCTGATGAAGATCTACCATGTAATGATCTTAGAATCATTCTTCCTCCTGAGAAAATGCATGCACAAAATATTGCTAAATTTATTAGAACTGGTGGTTTGCCTGGTTCTTCTGATATCAAAACTTATGATGTTGGTAATTTATTTGTTTGTGCTGAAGGGCTTAGTGCTACTCAATTCAACGTAAATCGCTTGTATTGTAGATATAAATGTCATCTATATACAAGAGTTGATGTTGCTGGAGCTGGAGCCCCCCAAAATAATTCTGTTGCTTTATTTCATTCATCTGGTTATAGTGAAACAATTGCTACTACTACTACTCCACAGAATTTGGTGCTTGCTACTAGTGTCACTAATGGTATTAGTGTCGTTAATAATGCTGGTTCGTTTATTTTTCCGGCTGGTAACTATTTAATTGATTTGTTTTTAAATAGTACTAATACTTCTGACGATACTGTATACTTAACTGTTGACATATTTAAAAATGCTGCATCTGTAACAGGTTCTTCTGGTGCTACTACTGGTGTAGTTAGTGGCGGGGCTAAAATGGAGTATTTTACATTAAATTATTCTTGGTTTATATCCTCGAATGGTACTGATGCTTATACTTTTCCCGTTGCTGCTTCATTTAGTGGTGGTACTCAAACCTGTAATGCTGTTGCTCGTTTTACAGCAATTTAAAAAGTGAGTTTAAACTCTCATTTTTTGGACATAGGCATGGATTTGTAATGTCTTTTTAATTGAGTTAAATTTCTCACAAAAAAAAA